TCGGCGAGGATCTGTTGGTGGTGCCGACGCAGGACGGGCATCTGTTCCGGTGGTCGCCAGCACAGGCGTTGCTCGCGCCAACTGACCCGGCGCGACTACCCGTCCTAGTCGCCACCGCACCTACCAACAACCGCGGCGTCATCGTCACTGATCAGCGGCATGTCGTGCTGCTCGGGGCTGGCGGCGATCCGCGCAACATCGCCTGGAGCGACCAGGAAAATCCGGATGTCTGGGGGCCGTTAGATACCAACCTGGCGGGCAGCAAGCTGCTGGTGACGCAGAGCTACGCCATGACGGCAACGAAGGTGAGCGATGGCATTTTGATTTTCACGGCGAACGACGTCCACAAAATGACCTATGTCGGTGCGCCTTATGCCTACGGTATCACGCAGATAGGGTTTGGCTGCGGGCCTTTGTCGCTGCGCGCGGTGGTGGCGATCGGCAGCGTGGTGGTCTGGCCCGGGGCGCAGACGTTCTGGGGCTACAGTGGCAACGTCCAGCCGGTGCCCTGCGACGTCGGCGACTGGTTCTATTCGCTCTTGAACCGGGACATGGTGGGGCGCGTGTTCGGCTCGCCTAATCCGGCATTCAGTGAGTTCTGGTTTGACTGGCCGAGTGACGACGCCACCGAGTGCAGCCGGTATCTGATCTTCAACTACGGGGATGCCGCCAAACCGTGGGCGATCGGCACGCGCAATCGCACTGCAGCCGATCCGTCGGGGACAATGGATAATCCGGTGCTGGGCGGCTATCTGGTGGATCACACTGGATCGCTGTTCCTTCATGAATACTCGTGGCTGAACAACCGCGCGCCGCGCGCTGAAACGGGCGTAATATATGCCGAAAGTGGGAATATCGTGGCGGGCGAAGGGGATAAACGCCTACACATAAAGCAAATCGTGGCGGATCAGCCTGCGTCGCTATTGCCGTCTCAGAAGCCTTCAATTCAACCCCCTCCTGTAATCGGATGGCGTTTCTACGTCCGAGAACAGCCTGGAGATGATGTTGGAGAGTTTGACACTGGGCTCTACTCTGACGTTCACGGAGGCCTAGTTGATGTCCGTTTCTCGGGACGATCCATCCGCATGCGCCTTGAAGCGTTGGCAGACGGTCCGTTTGCGGTGGGCCGAACTAGACTTGAGATTCGTCAGGGCGGGAGGCGCTGAAACGCTGATGCCGTTCCGCTTATACCACGCATGGGGCGTCTGATGGCAGCTCTTCGCCACCCGCCTGCTCCGTTCACCGCGCCGGTATCCGGGAGCATCGAGCAGCGGCTGGCGGCCGTCGCCGATGCCCTGAACCGTAAGGCGGATGTCAATGGTGCGGCTGTCTTCCCGTTCATCGGATTGCGTTCCCCAGACGGGAGCACATGGAAGCTAAGTGTTGATAATGCGGGGACGCTTCAGACCGAAGTCGTCCCGCGACCATGACGGGCGCGGAGAAGCTGGCGCGGCTGGAGAAGGCGCTGGCCCACGGAGGGCCAACGCACACAGCCGCCGACGTCGTGCAGCTCATCGAGGAGCGGCGGGCGCAACTTTGGGAGCGCAGAGATGGCGCGATCATCACCGAAGTGCACACGTTTCCGTTGCTCAAAACCGTGAACTACTGGCTGGCAGCGGGCGACCTCAACGATTGCCTTGCGCTGCAGAGCGAGATTGACGAGTGGGCGCGTGGCGAGGGTTGCGAAGTGGCGACGCTGACCGGACGACGCGGCTGGGGACGCGCTGCGGCCGGCTGGCAGCTCGACGGCTACAGCTATCGCAAGCCGCTTTCACCATTCTGGAGCGCGGAGCATGTCTAAGAAGGGCTCGCCGCAGACGACGACATCGAGCAGCGGCACCTCGACCATCATACCCGATTGGCTGAGTAACGCGGCCCAGGGCGCGGTGGGGACAGCGCAGGATCTGAGCCAGCGTCCTTACACGCCCTACACCGGCGAGCAGGTAGCGCCGACGACGGCTGACACGAACACGGCGTATCAGCAGGTGCGCGATATGCAGGGCCAGGGCGCGCCGGCGTACGCCGCCTCGCAGGGCGCATATACCGGGCTGCTCGGCAGCGCGGCGCCTATCACCGCGGACGCCACCAACGCGAACACTAACACGCTCTACGGGCAATTTGCGCAGGGCGTGGCGGCGCCGACGGCGGCCCTATTGGGGAACTACATCGGCGCGGCGGCCCCGGCCACGGCAGGCCAGGTGGGCGCCAATGCCACAGCGCTGATGTCACCGTATGCGCAGCAGGTCATCGATCCAACCATCGCCGCCGGGCAGCGGCAGTTGGCGTTGGCCAATCAGGGCATCGCCGGCCAGGCCGCCAACGTCGGGGCATTTGGTGGCTCGCGGCAGGGCGTGGCCGAGGGGCAGGCCGCGGCGAATACGGCGCTCGGCACTCAGCAGCAAATTGGCAACATGCTCACCGGCGGTTGGAACGCAGCACTGCAGCCGGCGTACAATCTGGCGGCACAGGGATCGGCACAGGGCCTGACGGCGGCGACCGGTCTGGGCAACCTGCTCAGCTCCGGGTTCGGTAATGCACAGCAGGCAGCCTATGGCATGGGCGGACAGAACCTGAACGCGGGCCTGGCGGCGGCGCAGAACCTTCCGACGGTCGCGACGGCGCAGCAGGCATACGGCCAGAAAGACGCGGGGCTGCTGCAGGCGATCGGCGGCGCGGAGCAGGGGCAGCAGCAGAACATCGACACGTCCAACATGGGCAATTTCTTCGCGGCGCAGAACTGGCCGGTGCAGAATCTGGACTTGTTGACCAGCACGCTCGGCGGCGTGCCTTACGACGTCACCGGCACCAGCACAGGAACGCAGCAGGCGCAAACGACTAAAAACGTGTTGGGCAGCGCGCTCGGAGGGGCGGCAACTGGCTTTTCAATCGCCGGCCCGTGGGGCGCCGCGGCCGGCGGCCTGCTAGGAGCGCTCAGCTGATGTTTGATGACCTCGGCAGCAACCTCAACAGTTGGTACTACGCCAACACACCAACGTGGTTGGGCGGAAATCGCGGACTTCCGCAGGAAGGGCCTACGATGTCGGGCGCGACGCTCGACCAGATGCCGGCCGGGCAGTCGCAGCCGGGCAGCAGCAGCGATCTGGGCCAGGCGTTGCAGGCTCTCGCCAAGAGCCCCCTGGCAAAGCAGCCGGACGCTTCTCCGTTGCCAGCCGCGCCGATACCGAAGGGAACACCGGGATCTCCGGGGCGTCCTCTGGGGCTCGATGCGCTCGTGAAGCTGCTCCAGCAGCGGCAGGCGCAGTATGGCACGCTGAGCGGCCAGCCGGTGGCGCAGCCACGCGCGCTTGGCTTGCTCGGCTTCTAGGGGTTCTGACCATGGCAGCCACCGACACCACCGACACCACGGCGCAGCCGGCGGCCGATCCAAACGCGGTGCTGAATGCGGCCCTGCAATATCTCATGGGGCAGCGGCAGCAGGCAGCAGCGCCGCCGGCTCCAGTGGATCGCAGCGTGGCGTCGCTGCTGGGCGAGGCGGTTGGCGGCGGGACGACGGGCCTGGCGCCAGCTGACCGGGAAAGCGCGGGCACGCGGGCGCTGCTGAACTTCGGGCTAAACATGCTGTCGGCGAGCGGGCCAAGCACGATGCCGCGGTCGTTCGGCCAGGTCTTCGCGCAGGGCGCCGGCGGGGCGGAGCAGTCGCTGGCGGGGAGCGAGGCGGTGGGTGCGTCGAGGCTCGCGGCGCAGCAGGCGTACGAGGAGAAGCAGCAGGAGCTGCAGCTCGAGAAGCTGAAGACGGCGATCCCGCTGCTGCAGATCATGCAGACCGAGAAAGCCAGGCAGGGGTTGCTCGGTGGCGGTGGCGCGCAGCCTCCCGGCACCAGCATTGCCGACGTAGGCGCACCGATCGTCGCCCGCGACCCCAAGGTGGAGACCGCAGGCCAGCAGGCGAACAACCCCGGCAACATCATGATGGCGCCAGGCGTTAAGTTCGCCGGCGCTAGCGGCGCTATCCCCGTATCGGGTGGGCGCTATGTTGCGGCCTTTCCCGATGTGCCGACGGGCGTTGCAGCTCACAGCGACTTACTCACGAACTATGCGCAGTCTGGTGTTGGCACAATCCGCGATGCGATGACGCGCTGGGTTGGCGATCCGAAGGCGGATCTGACGAGCTACGTTGCCGACGTGGCCAAGGCGGCCGGAGTCGGTCCGGATGATAAGGTTGACCTGAGCGACCCGAAGATCCAGCGGGCGATTTTGCTGGCACAGCAGCCGCACGAGAGCGGTAAGGCGTGGCTGTCCCCGGGCGATGTGGACAAGGGGCTGGCCTTGGCGGCTGCGCGCCGTGCTGGGACCGCTAAGGCCGCAGGGGCGCCGGGGGCGACAGCCCCAGCCCCGACGGCGACAGCGCCTCCAGCGGCCCCTGGAACGTCCACACCCCCTCCTCCGCCCGCTCCCGTCATTGCAACCGGCGGCGAGGCGGCTGGACCTGGCGGCCTGGCCACGCGCAACGTTCGGATGACGACGGTCAGCCCCGCTGTGCCTGGCGATGTCAACGCCATCATTCGCGGGATGACGGGAGCCGGCGCGGATCCGACTACGCTAGCGCCCCCTG